GGAGGATGAAGATCATTATGTAGACATCCCTGAAGAAAAATATGATGTACTTGATGGTATGGTAGAAAAACTTGATGAAATGGAAGAAAAACTCAACGAGCAAACTCGAATCAATGTTCAACTCAATCAACAACTGTCCGAATCAGTTGCAGATCGAGTGTTTGATTCCGTGGCTGATGGTCTGGCCGTCACTCAAAGAGAAAAGCTCGCATCATTATCCGAAAGTGTAGAGTTTGACAGTGAAGACGATTATCGTGAAAAACTGGAGTCTCTACGGGAATCTTATTTCCCAGTCAAGGCAATTACTCCACACATCCAACATATGGAAACTCTTTCTGAAGGTTATGTAGATTCTTATGAATCTTATACCCCGACCATGGAAAGCTATGTGAATGTTGCCAATATGTTGGCTAGACGCTGAATTTAACACTGTTCAAACACAACTTTCTAACTTTAGAGGTAAAATCAAATGTTTAATCAAACCGACACCGTAGCGCTTGAGCGAAAGTGGGCTCCGCTACTGAATCACGAAGGTCTGGAACCGATTCGCGATTCCCATAAGCGAGCTGTCACGGCTCAACTTTTAGAGACCCAGGAAAAAATGCTCCGCGAAGAGGCACTATTTGATCGCGGTATGTTGATGGAATCCCCGACCAACTCTGCCAACCCTGTTGGTGGTTGGGGTGGTTATTCTGGTTCTGGTTCTGGTGCCACTGCAGGTGGCCCTGTTGCCGGTTTCGACCCTATTATGATCAGCCTGATTCGCCGCTCTATGCCGAATCTTATTGCTTATGATATTTGTGGTGTTCAGCCTCTGACTGGACCCACTGGTCTGATCTTTGCAATGCGCTCACGTTATAATAACCAGTCTGGCGCCGAGACCTTCTTCGATGAAGTGGATACCGCATTTTCTGGTCAAGATAGTGGTTTTGACCTGACTGCTGGCTTCACCGATGCCAACGTCGGTATGGGTAGCACCAATGCCTCCGTGGTAAATGGCGTATCTAACTTCAACCCCGGCCTCCTGAACCCTGTCGGTACTGCTAGCTCTAATGCATATAAGACCGGCCAAGGTATGCGAACCGGGGATGCCGAGAATCTTGGTTATGGTGCTGGTAATCAATTCAACGAAATGTCTTTCTCCATTGAGAAAGTCACGGTTGAAGCCAAGAGCCGTGCCCTTAAGGCAGAATATAGCCTTGAGCTTGCCCAGGACCTAAAAGCCATTCATGGCCTAAATGCCGAAGCCGAACTGGCTAATATTCTCTCTACTGAGATCCTTACTGAGATTAACCGCGAACTTATTCGTACTGTCTATAAAGTAGCAGAACAAGGTGCTGCCGTAAACGTTGCTACTCCTGGAGTATTCGACCTTGATGTTGACTCTAACGGTCGTTGGTCCGTTGAGAAATTTAAGGGTCTTCTGTTCCAGATTGAGCGAGATGCTAATGCCATTATCAACCGCACTCGTCGCGGGAAGGGTAATATTATTATATGCTCGTCTGACGTTGCATCTGCGCTATCTATGGCTGGTGTACTTGACTATACTCCGGCCCTTAATGCGAATCTGAACGTTGATGACAGTGGCAATCTATTTGCTGGTGTTCTTATGAGTAAGTTTAAGGTTTATATTGATCCTTATGCTGCCAACGTATCTGCTAACCAATATTATGTTATTGGTTATAAGGGAGCGAATGCCATGGACGCAGGAATTTTCTATGCGCCTTATGTGCCTCTTCAGATGGTACGTGCCGTTGGTGATGACACCTTCCAACCAAAAATCGGATTTAAGACTCGTTATGGCATTGCGGCCAACCCCTTTGCCGAGGGTCTTACTCAAGGCCTTGGTCGTCTTCAGATCAACTCCAACCGATATTACCGTCGCGTGCAAATCAGGAACATTATGTGAGCAAATCAACACATTTCTGTGTTATCGGAGGGCCAAGTGCCCTCCTTTTTTATTAACTATACATATTTACCCATTATTTGGGATTTTGTTCAAATGACCATACTCCCAAATAATTCTTTCGCAAAGGGAGTTTATGAAGTCGTCATCTAGTTTAGATGGGAGAATGCATCTATTTGTAAAAACATCCTCTGCTTCTTCAAATAGATCATCAACCATTTGGTCAACTTCTTGATACGGCAATCTCCCCTCTTTAATGCTGAGAAGGAGATCACGATCCCCAGCTTTATCTCTGTTGACAATAAACCCACCAGTTTGCATGGCCTCGATAGCCATCTTCAATAGCCTGACACAATGACTAGCATTCTTACCATCATATCCACAAATTTTTTCAATTTCTGAACGCTTAACATTACGGTTCTTGACCCAATCTTGGTAGTTAGACCACCTCTTTAGATCAGCACGATACTGTTGGGAAGTCTTGAGCAATGCCATGAAGTCTTTATTTGCCCTTGTTAGTTCCTGTGTCATGTCTACACAACTATCTGGTAGAACGTTTTGCTTAAGAATACCTTTCCAGTCAACTTTATCATGAATAATTTCATATAAATCTTGTGCTTCCTGATAGTATTCAACCCTATCTCTCAAAATCAGGTACAAATACTCGATGAATGCCTCAATTTGTTCATTGGTGAAATTGGGAGAATCGACGCCATAATCTTCCCATTTCGGTCTACTGGTCGGAGGGTCGAGTAACCATTTCCTGTGGCTGTGCATCTTTTTAATCTGGGCTCGGGCATACTGAATAAAAGTGCCCGAAATTTTCTTTGTAAGTAGATCATGACGACTTTCTAGTAGTATTTCTCCCACAGAGGTGCGATACAAATAATCTTCTGGTTCTTGCCACAGCATCTCTAATATGTTGGGATTTTGCGATTGGATAAGCCTCAGATATCTCCTTAGCTCGTAAACCTGAGAATCCGATCCACTTAGCCAAGGGAATTTTGTGTCAGCCGGGCAATCATCGTCCCAACCTTTATCTTTTTGCTCAAATTCCAAAAGAGTCAAATAATACCTCTGAGGCGCAATACAGATGCCCTTATAGTCATAATCCGATGTTTCTGTGTTTAGGCCATAAGCATGACTACCAGATTTACAGAAGAGGATCATACCGTCTTCGATTTCTTTTCTTGTAATCTGTTTCATTTGCTATCGAGCGGAGAACCGGTCCAACCTTACCATGCCGCTTGCCCGCACGTCAAGTCTACCTCATGATTAAAATATCCTATATTTTCACCGTTCAATCCAACCCATAAGCCAATGTACCACAATCATAAATCTTATTAAATCCTAACTCACGAGCCCGCTCATATTCAGTCTTACTAACAGCCCCAATAAGCTTCCTCTGAAATCCCATTCGGTTATATCTCTTATTATAATTCCCATCCACATAATAATAACCAGGCGAATTAATGTGAATCAACTTAAATCCATTAACCATATACACATTACCCATAGAATACCGTCTATCTGCATAAGAAACAATAGAACCGGTCCATTGATTTCGGAAATACTTTAATAATCTAGAGAATCCACCGATCACATTATATCCTAGTCTAGAACAAAACCTAGATAGCTCCCAATCATAATCAGAATTAAACCTAGCTTTCGTGAATGTCATAAGACACACTAACTCATTCTCATATCTCAATCCGAGTTTAATGCGACTTTTATCCTCTCCTTGAATATGATTTTCATTTAGAAAAGTATTCTTCTCATGAACATCAACCGCAATAATATCACATTTACGAGCATATATTTTCTCATTACACCTTAACTTATTTTTAATCAAGGATCTGACAATATTTCCTTTGAGTTTCCATTCATCGCTGAACACATGAAGTAGCTGAATACCCTGTTCTTCACATGAAACAGTTTTACTTAGATGATAGTTGGGTCCTTTAATTAAGGATTCTGTCTTCTCATGTGGTTTGTAACAATGACTATACAGCCCATTATATTCAATGGCTAAATTAAATTCCGGCAAATAAATATCCAATTCCTTTCCATTGAGAATAGAACGATTAGACGACTGGATCTCACCGGAATATACAGATTTTATGAAGTCCAGTAGTTCATTTTCCTCGTTACTAATTCTCTTAATTTTTCTTTCATAAGAGTTTGAACTTCTGGTCTGAATATTATGAAATCCTAACCATCTAGAAACAGTTGCCTTGGTTGTATATAGTTGCTCGGCTATTTCCTCACATGTAAGTCCAGTATTATAGAGATTTTCTAATTCTGTCTTGTTTCTAAGAATTAAATTTGCAGAATTATTTCTTGATCGGCAGTCGATCATATCATTGATCTTATGATGAAGAATCCATTTACGAACAGGAGCATCTGAAATTTCAAGTTCTCGGGCAATTAATTCAACCGACTTTTGATGATAATTCGTTGATCATAAAGCCAATCAAAATCCTTCAGTTTGGCAAGGACATCAGGTGGAGCCGTTTTACTTTTTCTAGAACACGTTGCCCGGCAAATTCCCTGAATCCCTGCTCAGAATTAGTTACATTCAGGGCACACGGTTGGCCGCAGCCAT